TGCTGTTGATGAATCTATGCGAGAGTTTGTCACTTCCTATATCGTTTCTGGCGGAATCGGAAGCTTAGAGGAAGCTTTGGCTAACAACGGTTTTGGCTATAACACCGTTCGGAGGGTGAAGTGATGGACAATTCACAATTCCTAAAGTATTTGCAGGGGGTCTGGGAAGACCTTGATACAGCAGACACCGATTTTTGGCTTTCGCTAACCGCGGCAAACGGATTTGATATAAAGCATAGCGATCTTGTTTTGGACGCCCGTAAAATTCACGATGAATTGTGGGTCGTTATCGAGAATCTGACACAGCTTATTTGCAAGTATGAAACCGAAGAGGAGTAAGCAACACGAAGCCACCCAAGGGTGTCTTCTTGATGTTAATTCTGACATCATTGAAATCCTGAGGAGGATAAATTATGAAAAAATCTACATTTAAAGACCTTGATGATGAAAATGCACGGACAGCAGTTGAGCGTGTAGCTCAGGCAATCTGGGATGCATCTTGTTACGCTGAAGATATTATTATCAATGAACCCTGCGGTCACTCAAGACCAGCTATTCGAGATGCAGAGCAAGCTCTCAATAAGATCAGAGAGACATTGCTTGAGTCTTTGGACTCTGAGGAGGTGGCGTCATGAAATCAATTACCAACACAGGAGAAGAGTATGATCTCGATGTGCAGGGTGCAATGGATATACTTGAGTACGCGGCAAAGCAATACTGCAAAGAACTTGGTGGAGATATCAGACACCTATATACACAAAGAGAGGTATTAAATTCAATTTTCCTCTTAAAGAAGGAGGTGAAGTGATGGGGCTATATGATGTTCGTATGGTTTACTATAACGGATCTTTTGATGTCGTCAGGTCTTTCGATAGTATAGATGATGCAAACGCATATGCATCAGAGCTTGAAGAGAGCGATACATATCGTAACTCCACAACTGAATTTGACGTTGTAAAGAAGTAGTAAGCAACACGAAGCCATCTGAGGATGGTTTCTTGGTGTTAATTCTGACATCATTTAAATCCTGAGGAGGATAAATTATGAAATTTAACAATGTTAAACAAGCTAGGGAATTCCTAGAAACCCAATACATCGATCCATCTGATTACTTTGACGAGCTTGAGTCACTGAGAGACAGTGGTGAGATGAACATGTTCGGCGCACCATCTTGGATGGTTGAGAATCTTGACCTTACTATAAACTGCGCCAACGCAGTATTCTTGGTATGGACTGAAGATTGTGAGGTGGCGTAATGAAAAAGGCACACTTACACCTCATTAAATGGGGTTTAGCAAAAGGCTACCACATCGCAGTCTACGGCGAAGGCGAGTTTGGGCTGATAAGCGACAAGTACAAAGAGGTTAAGGATGAGATCGAGGCTTGCGACATCGGCTCTATCATTTTTATTGTACCTCGCGAAGCTTACGGACGGGGATGGAAAAGAATCGCTTCGTTTGATTACGTCCTTGAGTATGACCAAGTTCCTGACGAGTCTATCTACGACTACGGCATCAATGAAGTCAGCAAAGCGTGGGCGGCAGATTATGATCAGCACTGCTCGGAGGTCGCGTAATGAGAGATTCAACTTACATGATCGACTTGAACGTAGTTACACTGGAAGCCTTTGGCAAGCTAAACGCCTTAGACGATACCTTTATAGGCACCCCAAATTATATGGGGGTTGCTTACTTTTGGGGTCATGGAGTAAAGCATTACCTCCGCGAAGCTTCTCAAGCGCAGAGACGGAGAATCCATAAAAAATGGCTTGAACAAGGACTTGATCTGTACGGAGATAGTGACGACCACTTTAGACTTATAGGGGAAGTGATGCCGCGTTATCGTCAGGAGATACAGAACAGCCTGAAGCGCAACGGCTTTGAAAAACATCGTGTACCCGAATGGAATACAGTTAAGTTTGGAAACAAGCTTTCATCGACAGCGGAGGTGGCGTGATGGCTTTTACTTTTGAGCGCGGCGGGGATATTTACTCTCCGGAAAACATGGCGGTAGATCTCGATGGCATTTCCTATAAAATGGATGACGAGACAGCCTTCGATATTGTGGATGCCGTTATCACCAAGTACACGCGCAACATTGGCGATGCTCCGTACAGCCAGTCAGAGATTGACACGGCATGGGCATTGCTCAGTTGCGTTCTAATGGAAGAAGATTAATGAAAAATCCTGAACTAATCGCTCTGATCAAAGAGCACAAACTAACCAGCAATGACGTTGCAAAAATGCTTGAAGTGTCACCTAACACTGTCGTTAATTGGCGGCGGGACGGTGACCCAAAGCATGCTCGAAAAATGAGCCGCTCACACATGAAACTCTTCAAGATGTTGCTTTCTAAGTAATAGCCCCTTCGGGGGCTCTTTTTTTTGGTCTACAAACCAAGGATTTTCTTTTATTTTTATAATCGCTTTTTCAATCTTGATAAATGTTGATAAGGCTATCGCCCCGTGCTTATGCACAAATCTACTCACCGTATGTTCATGAACCCCCGCAAGTTTTGCTACTTTTTTTCTGTTTCTATTTCTTACGATAAAACTTTGCATAGCACGAACATGTAATTGTGTATCAGTCATTCTTGTATTCCCTTAAAAGTTTTAAAGGTATTAAAAATACCCATTTTGAATATCTGTCCCCTGCCCCGTGAATATTTACCGGATTCAGTTCCCAGCTTAAAATGCACTCTAGTATTCGTTCTCGCGTCAGCCAAAGTACCTCTTCCCCTGTATCGATGACCCAGTAGTCTGCTTGGCTGACACTGAATGCTGATGGCTTGTTATGAAAGTACTCTATAACAATGTTGCCGGTATCTTGACTGCGTGGATCGAACTTTAGCTCGACAGTCTTATCAAGCTCTGGAATATTTATGTCAAAATCAGGATGAAGACCCTCAGCTCTTGACGCTAAGGGAAATGCTTGCCTGAGTTTCTCCAGCAGATCATCTTCTGCTTTAGATCCTATTTTAAGATCATCTTGAAATGTCACGCTTCTTCCACAATGCCTTAACACCATTAACGATAAATTCTTTTGTGTGTATCGGGTCTGCTATGTCCGGAATGGAGTTGATTGCCTCCCGCCTTTCATCTCTAGTTTTAAGATCGACTATCCGGCTTGGCAAATAGTAGATGAGTGTTGCTCTTGCTAGCTGGTGAAAGTCTTCGTGCATGTTGCTCTCTATGTATTGTAGGCAGTGGGGGTAATAAATTTTTGCCGCCGCATTTTTTATAAGGACTCTGAACTTGTCAGGCTTCATGAAAATACCAGAAGCTCTCGCATCAGCATGATGCCTGTCTCGTAATCAACCGTAGCGGTCTCCTCCTCATACCCCGCTCCCATTAGCTCAGATAGCCGAAACACCATCTTGATGGGTTGGCGGTCATACTTGTAAATGAGAAGAGGGATATGCGTATCTCCAGCAGACGTTAACGTCTGGTCCCACCACGCCTCCTTGTGCCAGTGTCCTGTTGCATAACGCTTGGCTTCGATCATCAAATTATTAAATTCAATGTCCGCCTTGCCCGCCACCTGATATTGATCTAGATTGCGTTTTAAATGGTCTGCACACTCACCAAATTCATCATGAAATTTCTTGATAAGATCACGCTCAAAAGCATGACCTTTTGCTCTACCGTTAATCGTCACGAGGGTCATCTCCCATACTGAAGCGGGTGTACCAGATGGACTTCATTTTGTCCTGCTCTGACGAGTTGCCTTCTTTGTTGCCATGACGCCACTGATATTTGAACGCGGTTATCTCAGCCCAGTCTTTTACCCTGTCTATGCCGTACAATTGAATCATCACATCTATGCACTCGACACCGCCTTCCTTAACGTAATGAGCGGGCTCAAAAACATTTTCTTCCATCAAAATCGCTGGATGTTCTTGGCGTATAGCATTCCAGTCCTCAGGCGTTGCGCTATTGATCCCACCCGATCTTGTCTCTGGTATATTCTCGAAGATCGTACTCTTCGCCGTATCTTTCAGTGAACTGCGCTTTGAAAGGGTGTCTTGACACGAATGTTTCATTAGAATCTCCTGCCCGATGGTGCCGATAGCACAGCGGGATTGTGTTGAAGTGGGCATCGGGTTTTGTTTTTCCGCCGATGTGATGTATTTCTGGTGGTGATGTCACGCCAAAAAATTTCTTGCACACACAGCATCCGAATTCAGATATCTCAGACATCCATCGCTTCTCTTCTGCTGTGGGCGTTCTGCCTTTCATTCTGCGGCGAGTTTATCGTCATACAACGACTGAGCCGAAACGCCAAAATACTCAGCAAGCTTCTTTACTGAGATAAAATTTGGTGATTTGGAATGACCGTTTAAAAATCTATTGATGGTGGGCTGAGGTACTCCAGTGTTTCGAGCAAGCTCGCTCTGATTTATATCAACATCGAACATTAATTTTCTAAGTGCTTCATTTTTCATTTCACTTCCTTAAGTGTTGTAAATTCTGTTTTTTTCAAAACGCAAATTAGCCATAGTCGATTGCCATACTTTGAATTCGACCTCGCATGCAGAGAGATTGCTTTTTGCTGAAGCAAGCAAACCTTTTGCCTTTCCTCTTTCAAGCCTGACGCTAAAGACATCCGAATCTTCATCAGCCGTGCGTTGCTGTTTAGCGTGTGTTTTGTCACCACGCGCTTCAGCTATGACCATCTTCTGAGCAATGACTCTTTTTTCTTTTGCCTCAGCTTCCGCCAAAGCAAACTCAGCTTCTCCAATCATCTTTCCCGCCTGTCTGATTTGATGTGCAAACCTTTCTGTGTCTTCCATCAGCTTTCCTTTTGATAATTAACGTAATGTCTGGGCTTAGTGCCCTTGCGCTCTTTGAACTGCATACTTGCTGAGTCAAACTCAAACCCAACCTTTCCTTCCCACTGTCCGTTTCTGTTTTTTAGAATCTCTAGATATGAATCCCACTGCTTCTGAAATTTTTCATTGGGTTCTTCACCAAGCATGTCGCTTTCGA